ATCTTGGTGTATTCATGGAAAAAGTATGTGATATTTACTCGGAAAATTCAAACATAAATAGAACCAAACTTGAAGATTTATTAAGTAGCGATATATGGTTAGATTCTGATACTTGTTTATTATATGGATTAGTTGATGAAATGATATGATTACATCTCAATTAAACTCGAATATAAAAAACTATAAACGTTTGTTAACGAGTTAAATATATGTAGCATGAAATCATTCATTACAACAAATCTTTCTTTAAACTCACTTTGATCTATGAATTTCAAATATTTTGGTTTACTAATATTCATTGTATTCAATAGCTCATGTGTAAACATTTGACAATTATTTGTAAAAATATTCCAATTAAAAAAATCCTTTTCACCAACCCGGTTTTTAGTATTATTCAATAACTCTTTCAACGTTATTTTTCTTTTTCTTATATTACATCGCATTAATTCAGTACAATCACTCAATTTCAAATATAAAGAAATACACAGTTGTGGATTTTTGTCTATGACAATTTTTCTTATGCAATTATTTGGCATCTCGACCTCTACAATCATATATGTGTGCTTTGGAAAAAAATACTCGTCTTCAATTTCTCTACTATATTCTTTTATTTGTTTACTATAATTATTAAAAGTCAATATGTTAAACAAAAAACAAAGTGAATTGCATATGGATTCTCTCACTATATATACATTTTTTATTCGCAAATCTCCGTACAAATTTATATTTTTAAGCGATCTAGGAGAATAATCCGAAAAATGTACATTATCATTTATATGTTTCTTAAACCATTTACAAAACATAAAAGTAACAACGATCCACAAAAAGAACAATAAAGCAAAAAACGGTAATATTGTATTACGATGAGTATATATGTGTTTTAAAACGATCAATAAGTACTTTCCGGTTTCCATAATATTTATCACCACATAATTATGACATTAAAAACGAACTCGAATAAATATAAAATCAAAATTATTATTAAATTAATGGCCGAAGACGAAAAATTAAAAGACGTCGTGACAAATTGGATAGCTATTGATGAAAAAATTAAAAATTTATCTCAAGAAATCAAACAGGCCAGAATCGATCACAAACTTGCCACTACAGCACTAGTAAGTATAATGCAATCTAAAGATATATCCGGTCTTCAACTCAATAACAATTCTAGACTAATTTACAGCACCAAAACGATTAAAAGTCCATTGAGCAAAAAGGTTTTATTAACAGGATTAGCTGAATATTTTGAAGACGAAGACGAACTCAAAAAGGCAATCGAAAACATTTTAAACAAACGTTCAGAAAAAACCATGGATAAAATTGAAAGAAAATAATCATACTAATATTATATACAAACTATTTAAACTTTACTATGTATCATCATTATATCATGGACAATAATGATGATGAGGTTATGGTTCTCAAACGCAACACACAACGCCAGACATTATCGTTTCAAAAGATATTAAACAGACTTAATACATTGAATAAAAGATTTAAATTAAACATTAATTGTCAAACTCTCCTTAGTAAAATTGTTGACCAAATGCACAATGAAATTAAAAGTGATGAAATTGACGAATTGTGTGTTCAAGTTTCCGCGTCTCTTATTACTGTAAAATATGAATATAATACACTCGCTAGTGCTATTTGCATTTCCAATCTTCACAAAACTACCGGCGAAAATATACTTAGTGTATTTGAAAAATTATACAAATATTGTGATGAAAGTGGAAAACACTGCCCCATCATTAGAAATGAACTTTATCAACTCGTTATGAAAAATAATGACACCATTGAAAATATGATTGATTATGATCGCGACTATCTTATTGATTATTTCGGATTTAAAACCCTAGAAAGAGCGTATCTACTAAAAGTAAATAAAGTTGTCGTAGAACGTCCTCAACACATGTGGATGCGTGTTGCACTCGAAATTCATGGCGACGATTTAGATAACGTGAAGAAAACATATGATTTACTATCCACTCTTACCTACACACACGCCACACCTACATTGTTCAATTCAGGAACGCAACGTCCCCAACTAAGTTCATGTTTCCTATTAGAAATGGTTGATGATAGTATTGATGGTATTTACGACACACTAAAAGAGTGTGCACAAATCTCAAAATGGGCGGGTGGAATCGGACTACATATTCACAATGTTCGGGGAACAGGTAGTTCGATTCGTGGTACTAACGGCACTAGCAATGGTATTATTCCTATGTTGCGTGTATTTAATTCCACTGCAAGATATGTAGATCAAGGTGGTGGCAAACGCAACGGGTCTTTCTCTATTTATCTAGAACCATGGCATTTAGATGTAGAACTCTTCTTAGAAGCGCGTAAGAATCACGGAGATGAAGAAATGAAAGCACGTGATTTATTCTACGCTCTATGGGTTTCGGATTATTTCATGGAATGTGTTAATACTAATAGTGATTGGTACTTGTTTTGTCCAGACAAGGCGCCTGGACTGAGTGACTGTTATGGGGACGATTTTGTGAAACTATACAAAACATATGTTGAAGAAGGTAAATACAGCAAAAAGATCCAAGCGCGAGACCTATGGCTTAAAATCATGGATAGTCAAATGGAAACAGGAACACCCTATATGCTCTACAAAGATCATGCTAACAAAAAAAGTAATCAAAAAAATCTAGGAACAATCAAAAGTAGTAATTTGTGTTGTGAAATCATAGAATACTCGTCTTCTACCGAAACGGCTGTGTGTAATTTAGCGAGTATTGCGTTACCAAAATTTGTGAATCCTCTTACCAAAGCATTCGATTATGATAAACTACACGAAGTAACAAAACAAGTTGCGGTCAGTTTAAATAAGCTAATTGATGTAAACTATTATCCAAATGAAAAAACACGTCGTTCTAATTTCTTACACCGCCCTATTGGAATTGGTGTTCAAGGATTGGCAGATGTCTTTATGTTGATGGACACCCCCTTTACCTCCCCTGCAGCAAAAGAGGCTAATAAGCTCATCTTTGAAACTATCTATCATGGTGCTTTAACAGCGTCAAATGAAACCGCTATTGCCCGCAAAGCTCATATGCAAAAAGTAATTTCGGAATACAAAGATAGTTTTGACCATAGTGTTGATATTAGTTCGGGTTTGAATGGACACAATATTGTTGACACTTTTAAATTAAATGACCTCGATGTAGACAAATGTAAACCAATTATAAACGAAATTCAAAATCTACCACAAGAATATGCAGGTAGTTATAGTAGTTTTGTTGGGTCGCCTCTACATGAAGGTATATTTCAATTCGATATGTGGAATGTAACCCCATCAGACAAATACGATTGGGAAGCACTGCGCGCCTCTATCAAAGAACATGGTGTGAGAAACTCGCTAATGGTTGCTCCTATGCCTACAGCCAGTACCAGTCAAATCCTAGGAAACAATGAGTGTTTTGAACCATACACAAGTAATATTTATTTACGTCGTACACTTGCCGGTGAGTTTGTTGTAGTCAACAAACACTTAATGAACGATCTCACCAGCATTGGAATGTGGAGCGATGAAGTTAAAAACAATATTATTGAAAACAAGGGTAGTGTTCAACAAATTTCAAATTTGCCTGATAACCTCAAAGAAAAATACAAAACTGTATGGGAAATGTCTATGAAAGACATTATCGATATGGCGGCGGACAGGGGTGCCTACATTTGTCAAAGCCAAAGTCTAAACTTATGGGTCGAAGATCCTACTTACAAAATCCTCACATCAATGCACTTTTATTCGTGGCGTAAAGGACTGAAAACAGGTATCTATTATTTACGCCGAAAACCAAAACACCAACCTCAACAATTCACCATTGCTCCTAAAAAACAAGAGTCGCTAGGCGAAGAAGAACAGGAATGTGAAATGTGTTCGGCTTAGAATAATGTTTAACTGTAATATTGAAACACTTATACAAATATAATCATATTTTTGAGATTATATTTGCTTAATAATATTTGATAATTTTGTTTTTTATTTATTTTGTTTTAAATCGCACTACTTTTAGTTTGGGTTTATATTTTTTACATATATTGTAGAAATGTTGTAAACAAGACGTGTCGCCCTTTGGTACACTGGGTTGAGAAGGTTCGGGACTATGCAAATTAGATTCACCTTGAAAATCAATTGGTGGAACTACAGATTTTTTCATTAATAATATACATTAATTATTTTTATTTAATTTTCATTATACATTTCATATTCAATAAGTGTCAATAGCAAATTATTTTTAGGTAACACTACATGGTAAAGATTTTTTGTAATATTCTTACTTATATTAACCACGTGTTTAGGTTGAGCCGTGTAATCACAATATCGAGGTAGGGTTTCTAGGGTGTTGTTATAACCTTTCACATATATGTCGTCTTCCAAATGCTTTGAATATTGTATGTTATGAAATATAAAATGCTTTATATAACACCAAACATCGTCTATGATATACATTGCATAACATAAGAATTTGTTTTTATATTTTATTAAAAACGACTAGAATTGTTAAATACTTTGTATTCGTCCACGTAAATTAATTTATTGTCGTTGTTTTGTTTTATTTTGGAAAAATAGTTGTATTCATCGTTTTGTTGTCTGACTAAACCACTGTTTAATGAATATAATTCACTAGATAAATCGAGGGTGTTCTTTTGGTGGCGAATGCGGTCTTCGACGGTAGCATCAAATGTTCCGTTCATAGATTTCGATGTGTCAACCATTTGTGTCTTATTGTTCAATGTGTCTAAAGGTGTTTTGAAATAATTTGATGATGCGTATGAATGATTAAAAGAATAATGGGAATATAATCGTTTATTTAGTTCGTTTTGTGCTCTGTTCATTATTATATTATTTAGATATTAAATTTTACATTTTACGATTACAATTAGGGTTATCTACAATTTTTTCTATTTCTTTCTTCAAATCCTCGTTTTGGATTTTACCGTCGTATATATCGACTGATGCTTGACAGATTGTCGTCGCCGGTGGACTCCTGCTTAAGTCATCAAAAAAATTTCCCGCCTCTTCTGCTGTCGGCGTCGCCTGCACCTCTTCTGCTGCCTCCCCTTGCCTTTCTAATCCTAACCCCGGCGGGGGTTTGACTTTTGGAAATTCTTTTAGATAACCCTTTATTCTCATACGTCGGTTGCTTATGGCACGATTTAAACGAACTTTTTCCTGCTCGTCGAGGTCTTTCTCATTCATTTTATTCACCAATTCTTGTAAATTGGTTAATGCTGCTTTATATTGCATATCATTCATTCCCCCCCTTTGTAGCTTATACGTTTTCTTCATAAATCTTCTACTTTTTTTCAGCAAATTTCTTGTCGCCTTTCTCATATTACGCGTGTATTTTTTTCTTAATTTTCTTAATTTGCGTGTGTATTTTCTTTTATTTAAGTGTCGCTTAATTGTTTGTTTCATATTGTTATATATATTAAGCAAATATATAATAATATTTATTTACAAGGGTAGTATAATTGGTGTCTACTTGGCTGTCGTCGCCAAAGGTTGGTCTGTAGGGGTTGAACCAGACCAAGATCGCGGAGTTGGGTCTTCCGGCTTACTGCTCCCGGTGAACATCGGTGATCCTGTCTCGGACGGCTGTGACGTGGTCCGAGGGGTAGCTCCCGGGGTATCGACGCGGTTAATCTCACCAGGAGTGCTCCCGGTGAACATCGGTGCGCCCACCTCGAGCTCCTCGGGGTTAAATGAAATGTTGTTTAAGGCTTCTTTAGTTTTATCATCCCAAACCTTAGTTTTCCCCCCTAATCTGGTAGTTGATATTTTCATAATCAAGTTATCAGGTAGTTT